GAATGACCTTGGTGCCTGGGGGTGCCGTCAATCCGGTTGTCACTGCGTTTGGCTGCATCGAATAGGGGCCGCTCTTAGTCTGCACGACCGCCGATGGCTTGGCGCGTTGCACGATCTGCAGCGCCCTGGCGTACTCGTCGTCGCTCAACCCCTTGGTCCACTGCGAAGCCGGCTGCCCGCCGATCGCCCCCATTGCTGCTGCAAAGACTTGCGGGTTGCGCTGCGCGTTCCATGCCGTGTCGAACTGCGCCAGCGATTTATATTGATGCGTCGGGCCGCCAAAGTTTCTCTCGTTCTCCGCGAAGTGCGCCTGCGCGCCTTGTGAATAGTCCTGATTGGCCTGGTTGCTGATGAGTTGCATATCGAGGATGGATTTGTTCGTTGCGTCCTGCAGATCGACGTTCGGATTGGCGGCCTGGAACATCTTGACCGCCTGGAAGCCGCCGCGGTTGCCGAGCACCGAGCGTTCCGCCGACCCAGCACCCGCCAGCGCCAGCTTTGAGAATGCCTGCGCTGCCTCCGCTCCTGACAGATTGGCGCTTTGCTTCTCCCAGCCGGTGACAGCCGCCGGCAACCACCGTTGCAAGAACGAGACCGCCGCGGTCCTCGCGTTAGTCCCCGGCCCCGATGAGAAACGCTGCAGCACGTCCTGCATTTCATTGATGCGGATCTGATCTGCCTGGGCCGAGCGGCCAGCATCAGCAATACCGGCGATCTCCTTCGAGTCACGGTCGTATTGCGACTCAGAGACCTTGTATGCCGCCGGGTCACGCTCGACCTGCTGCTGCGCCGGCGACAGTCCTGGCATGACGACATTGGCGCCACCAGCCGTTCCTGCCCCGCGCGTCGCTCCACCACCCCCAAGGCTTGGCGGTTCGGGGAACCCGGCCGGTAATTCGCGGGTGTTGACGCGCACCGTCTCCTTGCTCACCGGGTTCTCGCGCAGCACCGGCTGTCGGTAGGTCTCGACGGCGGTGGCGTAGCGCGCCTGTTCTGCCTGCGTCGCGGTGCCGTTCGCAACCTTGGGGCCAAGCTCCATCACATCGCGCTGCGCAACGGCACTGTCTCGCTGGGCGGGCTCGAACTCCGGCTTGTTAGTCCCGGTCGTGTCGATGTAGGCATGCTGGGCGGCATCATAGACGTAATGCGGCAGCGGCTTCGCTGCGTCGACCTGCTGACCGGAGAGCGCTTTCACCTGGATGCCGTTCGGCAGCGTGATGACGCTATCGGCCTGCATATACAGAGCGGCCTCAGCGCGTAACTCGGCGGCCTTCGCCTTGGCGGCGGGCGAGTTGGGGAACTGCGTCTCAAGCAGCGCGGCCTGCTGGGTCTTCCAGAGAGCCGTCTGGAACTGCTGCGAGTTCACCCCGGTTCCTGGCAGCGGCGTGGCACCGGGTTGCGCGGTCGCAGCAGGCGCTGGAGCGGGCTGTGGCTGGCCTGGCTGTGCTGGGGCTGCGGTGGGCGCTGCTGGCTGTGCCGGGCCTCCAGGCGCCGCTGCTGGCGCCGTGGAGACCATGGGCGGCCCTGCTACCTGCGTCGGCACTGGCTGCCCTGGCTGGGCTGTGGTGGGCGCTGCGGAGGCGGTCGTGGTGCCCCCCCCGATCTGCTGTTGCAGTTGCAGCGCGGTAGCAGAGCGTCGCTGCATCTCCCCCTGGGTGTCCTTGGGCCGCAGATAATACTGCGAGACTGCGGCTGCCTTGGCCGCTGGCCCCTGTGCCTCGGCAATCTTCGCCGCTGCTGGCGCCTCGCTGCCCTTCAGCTCGCGCACCACGTTGTCAAGTTGCTCGTCGAGGGGAGAGCCGTCCGGCGAATGGCCGTATGTGTCCGTGTAGGCTTGCAGGCGCGGCCCGGCCCACTGGAACAGCCCAGCGGAGTTGCCGTTGTCGCCGCGGCCTGTGGCCGGGTTGGCGACGCTCTCGTGCAGCGCGTTGGCTGCCAAGGCTGTGGCTGTGTCCGGGTCAATGCCGCGCTTGATGAGGCCGCCGCGGACGGCGGTGGCGTTGTTGAAGGCGGCCGGCTCGATCGTCGCAGATGGCGTCGTCGCAACACCGCCTGGCGCTGCTGCTCCACCATACCCAGGCGGTGGCGCACTGGCCCTGGCGAGCGCATCGGTCAGTCCCGGCGGGCTGATGATGCCCATCTTGTATTGGTCCTGAACCGGCACGGTCTGGCTGACCAGCATCTGCAGCGACTGTTCGTCCGGCAGCGTCGGGGGCGCGTACTTCGCCAAGCCCTGCGACTGCAGCACCCCGACCCCCTGCGCATACGCCTGCGCGCGCGCCGCCGGGTCTTTGATGTTCAGCAGCCCAGCCGCAAGCCGCCCGACCTGTTCGTGGTCCGCCGCAGTCAGATCGAGCTGCTGGGCTTGCAGCCCGAGTTGGTTGTGCTGGATCGTCTGTGCCGTCTGCTGCGCCTTGGCCGGATCGAACAGCATGTTCGCATCAGGGAACGGCGAGGTGACGTTGGCATTGAAGAACCCGGACATTGGATCAGTAGCCCTGTGTTGGGGCCATAGGCGCGACAAAGCCACCAACGCCAACTTGGCCTGGCTGATAGGCGGGAGCGAAGCCTGTCATTTGCGGCACTCCGCTGCTGCCTGTGCCACCGAGGTAGTTCTGCACCGCGGTGGTTTGTAGCAGTTGGTTGGCCGAGGTGCCGATGCTCTTCGCCATGTTCCCGTATATACTGGCGTCCATACTCGCCTGACCGGTGTCCACGTTCGCGGTGTTGGTCGCGGTCCCCGTAGCCACACCAGCAATGCCCTTCGCCGCGTCCAACCCGCTCCCGCTGAGTTGCTGCAGCCGGTTCCAGTAGTTGCCGAAATCCTGGTTCGCGAGATTGCTGCCCAGCGTCTCCTCGGCCTTGATCGTGGCACCGCTGCGCAGAATGCCCTGTGACGCCGCCCCAGCATCCACCCCGCGAAGCCCTTGCTGGACTTGGTACTGGTACCCGGGGCTGCTCTGGAACGTGGACATCGCCGCGTCTGCCGCTGGCTGCCCGTTCAGCCCCAGCAGATTGCTCTCCTGCGACAGCGCCGGCTGTCCCGCCGTAGCCCACGGCGAGAGCTGATTGGTGGCAATCTCCTGCCCTTTGTCGAGCGCCTCGGTGGCCTGCTTCGCGCCCTTGTCGACGGCGTTCTTCTGCATGATGCCGCCGGCAATACCTGCAGCAGCACTCACACCGGCTCCGATCGCGGCCACCGTGAACGGCATCTCAGTCCTCCTCGAAGCTCAGATGGTGTTCAGCCGCCACCGCGGGCTCGTCGGCCTCGAGGTGGTCCGCGTTGTGGATGCACAGGATCGTCACGTTGTCGGTTAGCGTCAGGAACTCATGCAACTGCCGTGCTCTGATCTTGATTGCGCAAGGCCCCGTGAAATCACCCATCCGCTCGTCACCGCACCAGACGCGGACCGTGCCGGAGACGATGTATGATATGTGGGGAAATGAGTGGCTATGCTGCGGGAGTAGCGTGTTGCTGTCCTGCACCATCCACGTCTTGGCGAACACCCCGGCATGCAGGCAGAGGCTGCTTGTCGGCTGATTAGGCGCGCGCTTCATGTCTCGCACCGAAAGCTGAAGATCGCCGCGACGCGCTCAGTCTCACCACCGTTCTCGACCGAGTGCGGCACGGTGTTCACGAACGACCACAACTCGCCAGCCCGGAAGCTCACTGCCTCATCCTCGCACCGATTGATGCACCACGGATTGCTGCGCAACACGCCGTAGATCTTCCGGTTGAAGTGCCACGCATGCCAACTGTCATCCTGGTGCGGCAGGATGCGGCCGCCGGGTGGCAACCGCGTCAGCAAGCAGCCGCCGAGTTCAGTGGCCTTCAGCGTGCTCATGAGCGCCCAGACGACGTTATGCAGCGACGGGAGGGAGTGCCACGCCGGCCAGAACTCGCACTTTCCAACCGCGTTGAAATCCGCGTCGGTCGCCAGCGAAGTTCGGGGGAACCAGCGCAACCAGATGTCGCTACTGTCCGCGTGCGGCGATCCAGCGCGTTCAGTGCGGTCGGTGTCGGCGTCCCATAGTTCGGGCGCCGCATCCAGTTCCGCCAGGATCGGCGCCACGTCGAGGCCAGCATGGATGAGTTGGAAATTGCGCATCACACGCCCGTGGCGAACCAGGTGAAGTCGGTATTCGGCACCGCGACAATGGTGCCGCCGCCAGTGTCATGCGCCAACAGCCCGCTGATGAAATCCAGCGGCAGCGCACTGACGCCACCCTGCTCGTAGAAAGCGTCAGGCTGGGTAGGAGCGGCATTCACCTGGAACGACAGCGTGCGCACGTTGAACGGCACCGGCAGCGCCACCCCGATCGCCCCCGCGCCGTCGCTCCTGCTCGTGCCCGTCTGCATGATGACGCCACCACCGCCGCCCGCGGCGAACCCGAACAGCGCCAGCGAAATGCCGGTGAACCAGTCGCGCCAGAGTTGCGTGACCAGACCGGCCGCATCGAGCATCGGCTCCTTGTAGGGCGGGTCGAGCCGTGCCGGCGGCGTGATCGAGGTGTCGACCACTAGCTATTGCCCACCACGATGTCGCAGTCGATCGCGTAGACGGACATCGCGTGCTGTGCGGTCAGCCTGAACACCCGGTTGCGGAACGATCCCAGCCGCGTCGTATATACGCGCTTGCGGGTCTGCGTCGTGGTCCCGGCGTTCATCGTCCGGCTTCCGGTGTAGGTAATGCCGCCATCGTCGGACCACTCGAGCATGACGTCGCCGGGGCTGTTCGTCCCGCCCACCTCCATCTCGACCTCGAGGCGCGCGCAGAAGCCGCGCCTGGTGCCGGCATAGAGCGGCGGCAGCACCACCTGGCGCCGCACCGCAACACCCGCATCGGTGCTCACCGTGCGATCGGCCATCAGCAGCCGCCCCGGCGTCCCGCTGTCGCCCAGGAATGGCACCCCCACGGTCTGCGCGGCGCACGACGGCCGCCACGGCCCGGTGCCGTCAGCGCCGCTGCTGCGGTTGTGCCATACTTTCGTAACGACATCATACGACAGCGTCGTGTCCGGCAGGTTGAGGCAGTAGAAGATGTGCCCGAGCTGGTCGTAGCAATACGACTGAGCGATAGTGACCTCGTAGGCGTCCGCGATAACCCGCTCGATGGCGTGCGTGCTGATCCGCTGCTCCTGGTATCCGACCGTGGCATAAACGCGATTGTCGAGCGACCACCAGAATAGCTGCTCGTTGCCTTGTGCAATGGATTTCATACGCCCGATCGGCCGCTTGATGATGCCATTCGGCCGCCGCCGGAACGGGAAGTCCTTGTTCCCTGCGTCGTACCAGACTTCCCACCCGGCGGTGCCGGCGAACCACAGATCAGCGCCCAGCGCCTCAACCTTGAGCGTGTTGTCGGGGAAGGCGTCGAGCGAGGCGAAATCCAGCGCATCGAACATCGTCGGGTCTTGGATTTCGCTGATGAAGAACTCGGTCGGATCGAGCTGGTTGGTGAACACGTAGTAGCCGTCGAGGTAGGCGACGGACGAGGCTCCGCCCGCAGGCCAGGTGGTGGTGATCTGCTGCACCGGGGTGTTGAACTGGCTGATGAACGCATTGGGTGGCGAACACACCACGACAGCCGTGGCACCAACGGCGATCGTATAGAACGTGTTTTCGTCACCGAACATAGGAACCGGCGTCCCGACATCACCCAGGTCAGTCGAGACCCATGGACCGACGGAGCCGAAGTTCAGCAGATACAGATGTGTGCCTGACACGCAGTAGATGATGCCAGGGCGCGCATCGTTCATCACATGCACAGGCCCTGCACCGAGCCCGTCGCCCAGCACGGGCGTCGGCACCAGTCCTGGTGTCGGCAGCAGCAGAGCATCGACCCGCGCCATTCCCTGCCCCGGCGGCGGCGCCTGCTCGGCCATCATGTTCAGCAGCAGCCTGGACGACAGCGGCACGCTCTGATGCTGGTAGCTGTCCAGCGTCAGCGGAATGCGCTGCATGCCGCCCTGCACGGCTGGCGCGGCCTGGATAGCGGTGCCCGACATCAGGCGGTCAGTTCCAGGGCGGCCACGCGCGCCGCGAGCGCCGTAACCGTATCCCGTAGCTCCTGCACCGCATCCAGCACGGGCATGCCGCTGGCTGTGAGTGTGCCCCGCAGGATCATGTTGCCGGAGCCGTCGATCGACATCAGAGACTGCGCTGTGCCGCCATTGATCCAGCGCAGGGTGCCGTTGCTACGCACGTACTCCCAACGCCAAGTGGCTGTGTCCATGGCGAACTCGACGGTGGTCGGGTTGGCTGTGATGTATCCCCCAGACACGGGCAGAGCGAAGGAGCTGCTGGCCGCTATGGTCGCGCCCGTGATGACGGTGCTTTGGATGGCATTCGCAGCCAGGTGATCGGTGGTGACAGTGCCGCCGTTGTTTATGCTAGTCGTTACCACCGCATTCGTATCTACAGTGCCTGCGGTCAGGGTCGTGCCGACAGTGATAGAATCAGCCGTCATACCGTGGTTGGCATTGATCGAGTTCGCGCCGATCACGTCCGCGCTGATGGTCCCGTTGACCGTCAGAGCCGTTCCGCCTGTGATCGGCAGGAAATAGCCTGCCAGGCCGCTGGCGCTGAACCGCCCCGAGCCGGCGCGCTCGCCCACCAGAGAACTGGCGCTGTTGAACGCTCCGAGATCCGGCATGTCGACAATGCGGACGCCGCCAACCGTGGTGCTGGATGACATGGTTCAGATCCTCTGCCAGCGCGCTGTTCCGACTGCCATGTCAGGGTCCAGTGACGCTATGAGTTATGTTGCCGGTTCCGGCATCTTGCACCGGGGTCAAACCCGCTGCAGGCGCGACAAAGTTGTCGGTCGTCTGCAGGTTCTTGGTGGTGCCGCTGTCGAACACATAGCCGATGATGGTCGGCGCTTTCGCTGCATTGGAGATGATGTTGTTGCTGGCGATGCCAAACGATGATGTGCCCTTGATGTGGAAGCATGTCACCGATGGCGTCACGATTGTCGACGTGCCACATATGTTGCCCCGGATCAGCCACTGGTTGACGCTGTCGAGCGTCACGAAATCCGCCTGTGCGGGCGGCGAGGTCACCCGCGTCACGCCTGAGTTAAAGCTGCTGTTTACGATGGTGACGTTGATGCCGCTCTTTATCTCGATCTGCTGTATCGTCTGCCCTGCATAGAGATCATCGATCTCGATCTTGCCGTAGCCGCGTGGGCTGGTGTTATCGAGCCGGATGCAATGTGCGCCTAGGCCACAGATGACGTGATGAAACTGTATACTCTGGAAACCAACTGTATCGGCGGCGTTCATAGTGAACTGGAAACCGCCGCCCATATAGTAAGCAACCGAGACCTTATCAAAGTTATAGTCGTAATGCCCCAGCAGGTTATTCTGCGACCGCATGATGAACAGCGCGTTGCTCGGGTTGCTGTTGAGGTAGGTCAGGTTGTTCCTGGCATCGATGCGGCTGAATGACGCAACCGAGGCCGAGGATAGGTCGAACCCGCCGTTGAAATACCCTGTGCCGCTGTTGACGGCAGTGATGATCAGGTCCTCGAACAGCGTGGTGTGAGCGATCAGGTTGAACTGCGCCTTGACGATCGAGGCTCCTGGTGCGTCCGCGATCAGTTGCAGCTTCTGTAGGGTCAACGCGCCGCCTGAGTTGGTGAACCGGCTGACATTGAACGCGGCACCTGTGCAAGAGCCGCTGCCTGTCGTGTTGACTGGATTAGGTGGTGGTGTGCCGTAGCTGCCGGGGTTGCTGATCGTGAAGCCGCCGGCCTGGATGACACCCGCCACGGCATTGGTCACAGTGAGTTGGAACTGCGTCGGCGTGCCGCCGGGTGTGCTGCCGCCAGTACCAGTCAGCACCTCGCCGTTGACGCAGCCGGTGCCGGTCGTCGTCAGCAGGCCGGTGGTGAACAGCGCGCCCGCACTAAAGCCGCCATTGAACGTCGCGCCGTAGCCGATACCCGAGGTGGTATATTGCAGCGGCGTGGAAGGGGTCACCGAGCAGTTGCCGCCGTGACTAACCTGCGATGTCTGGATGTCGCCTGCCGTGCCGGTCGTCAGCACGGTGATCTGCGGCAGGTCGCTGCATGTTCCGCCTGCTCCGGTCAGGGTCAGCAGTTCGCCGGGGACGAAGGCCGCGCCGGTTGAACCCACGTTGGCAACGCCGATGCCCATGCCGTTGGACAGGCCAAAGTTCAGCATGGGCGTAGCACCGATCAGGATGGCGCTCGACCACTGATCCTCGCCAACGATCGCCAGGCCGATGTTGTTCGCGGTCAACGGCGTGGTGCCGAGCTTCAGGGTAGTTCCTGCTGGTATCCTGATCGTGCCGCCAGGGGTGCCGACAACATTCGGAACGGCTGACCGCGTGGCGATCCAGTTGATTGCGGCCTGCATGGCGCACCAGTCGGCCTCCTGCGTCGCCGGTGTTGCGTCTGGACATGCCACCGGATGCGACTGCCCATCACCGATCGCGCCGAAGTCTTTCGGATTGATAGCGTCGGCCGCCCTATCCGCCAGCTTACGCGGTGTCGTGCTGCCGGTCGCCTTGGTCGTTGTGTTGCTCATATCGCCGCCGACCGGAGCTGGCACCTGGGCCAGCGCAAGCGATGGCAGCAGCAGCGCCAGCATCACGGCGTGACGCATACGAAGCCCCCGTTGTTGTAGAAGCTGCCGCTGACCGCCCCAACGGGAGGAGAACCATCAGGCTGCGCCGGTGGCAATGTGGCGCCAGTCACCGATCCTGGGGGGCCTTGTGGCCCCGGCGGCCCAGCGGGACAAGGCGGGCATGATAGCGTGTTCCCAGCCAGCAGGATGACGTTGCCGGCATCGTCGGTGAGCACCGGCTGTGACGGATCGGTCAGCATGATGACCGGGCAGACCGCGCGCGGCACCGAGTGGCTCAGATGCAGCCGCCCCTCGGCCAGCAGATCAGTCCCGCCACCGCCGTCGTAGTCGAGCTGCAGCGCGTAGGCGCAGCGCCGCGGCCAGCCGGCCATCGTCGCCGTGGGGAAGCTGATGTCGAACGCGCCGAGCGCATCGGAGACGACGCCCGTGCCCGACCACAGCACCGTCTGCGGGCACTGCGGCCAGTGCCAGTAAGCGCCGTAGTCCCACGAGGAGCGGCCGTGCTGATCCGGCCAGACGAGCATCTGCAGCGCGGGGCCGCCGATGCCGCCGGACAGATCGAGGGCCTCCGCGCAGACGCTGTCGCTGTCGACCACGGTAACGCGCAGGAACAGGGAGTCGGCGCGGCCGAGCACCAGGTCGCGGCGGGGGATATGTAGGGGCGAGGTGCGCATGTAGGGCACCGTCATGGCGAACGAGGACATGCTGCTATCCGATCATCGTGACGATAGGGCCGCCGGCACGGATGGCGACGCTGGCCCAGTGTTCTAAAGAAACCAACGTAACTATGGCCTGCTCGGGGCCGCCCACGACACTTGCCCAGTGCTCGATACTGATCTGCGTTGCCTGCGCGTTAGGATTAGTACGTAGCCAATGCTCCAGCGCGGCCTGGGTGAGGCGAGTGTCTGTCATGCGACGGTCGTCGGCCCGATAGTCACATTGTTAACCGCAGCAGCGGTCCAGGCGGCTGACGTAGCCGGGTCGGTCAGGTCCATCCGCCACGCCCACAGGAAACCTGATGTGGTCAGCACCAGCGTAGGTGAGGCAACCGTGGTGCCGCCGCTCTTGATCTGCACCGCAGCGGTGCGTGTGCCTGCGTCTGACTTCTGCATGTAGCCGCGCGTGACGACAGCGAACGTGGTGACCGGTGTCGAGGCGATGCTGCCGATGTTGTAAAAGTCAGCATCGCCAGGGTTGCTATCGAATACGTACGTGGTGAGACCATCCTGATGCGCCTCGCTGACCTGGCTGGTGTTGGTGGCGCCGCCGAGGCGAGAGAACTGCACGCTGGCATCGCTCGCTGGCATGCGGGTGTAGCAGCGGATGTCGCCGAGCCAAGCAACGGATGATGCGTCCGAGCGCCAGAAGAGGTCGTCGAGCTGATGAGCGCTCGCTCCAACATTTAGCGAGCCGATATACAGCCTGTTTGCATAGTTGTTCGTGCTACCGGCGCGTGTGTTGAGGTTGGTAGCGGAGGTGAAATCGTTTACGGTGTTGCCGTTCTTCCTGACATTCATATAGCCAGCAGTGCTTGAGATAAATACCTCTAACTCAAATGCATACCACGTGTTGGCGGCCGTCACTGCGCTAGTATAAGTCGCTATCGTGGAGCCAGCGGTCCCGCCCGAGGTCAGGAGGACTGCGCCATCGGAGCGAAATATGATGCTGCATTGTATGTTTGCGCCATCTGATAACTGAAAATACGTATAGTTCGTTGATCCAGCTAAACCGGAGGTCTGCCGAAACGCTACGACGATGTGATGAACCGCGTCGTTGGCGCTGCTGTTTTTGCCGTGAAAATAAGAGGCGGCAGCGGGGTATTGCAATGCCTGACTGCCGGCAAACCGACCAGCGACGAACGTCGGCAGCGTGCCGCTCACAATGTCCCAGTAGCCATTAGCCATATCGGCTGGCGCCGCGTACAGATCGAACGAGTCTGCGAAGTTCCAGGCGCACATCGCTCAGCTCCAGGTCACGGCGAGCGACAGCACCGCATCGGTCGGGCTGCCGGTCGCTGCTGTGATCACCGCCGTGATACGCTGGCCTGCCGTGAAGGTGTTCGCCGCGGTGGCTGTCGCAGTCGCTGGCGTCGCGCTGCTCACGGATATGGCTGACAGCCCGGTCACGTTCGTGCCGTTGATCTGGATCGCGACGCTGAAGCTGCCATTGCCGGTGAAGTAGGTCAGTGCGTTGATGGTGCCAGCATATGGCGCGTCATAGGCCAGCCAGACGGTGTCGTTGGCAACGATGGCGCCGGTCACCCATTGGGCTTGCAGGCGCGCGGTGTTGCGCGATGTGGCTGGTGTGCCGGGAACGCCCTGCGGACCTTGTGGGCCAGTGGCGCCAGCCGTGCCGGTTGCCCCTGTGGGACCAGTGGGACCAGTAGGCCCTGGAGGCCCTGGAGGCCCGCGCCATCCGTCGCCCGTGGGATCGCATGGCACGTCTGGCGGCTGCGGGTTGCCGATGAACGAGGGGCCGCCGGGCACGCTCGACGACGGCGTTCCTGCGAACGAAGGCCCGCCTGGTATGGTCACGCCATCAGGCATTGCCTGTGTTCCTCGCGTTCAATCGGAAGAAGAATGAAGCTCACAGGGTCGGTCAGACACCTGCAACGGCAGCCCACGTTCCACCACCGCGACTGACATAGAGCGTGGCTCCGACTGCGCCGCCGACCCGTGAGTAGAGCGACCCGACCGGCGCGGTCGCTGCGGGTGCGGCGCTGCCGGTAGTCCAAGTGGGGCCAGTACCGCCACCGATCTGTAGCTGTCCAGTAGCTGAGCTGTTACCGAAGCTGTCTACCGTGAACAGATTGGCTTCTGTTGTCGATGCGACAACGCTGAACGTTGGTCCTGCTTTGAACACTACGCCCAACCCAGGCCCGGTCGTGTCCGCGCGGATAAACCCTGACTGCACATTGCTGCCGTCATAGGTCCACTGGATTTCACCGAGGCGCGGCAGTTGTATCGCCCGCATATGCCCGTTGCCATCAGCAACCAGCGCGTTGTAGCCGAACACGATCCCTTTGGACCATGTTGAGCCATTCGACACGATACCAAACGCCGCACTCGCCGGATTAACTGTCAGTCCTGCCGCATGCGCCTCCGATCCCGATGACAGCCACAGCCCCGTAGTAAAACCAGCCGCGCCAGTCTGATACGGATTGCACTCGACAGTCGTGCCAAGATTGCCCATCGAGAACTCGGCACCAATGGTCTGCTGTGTGGTTCCAGCCATACGCCGATTAGAAGCATAGAAGCCCCAGGTCGCTCCTGCGGTTGCCGATGTGCTGTCCGATACCGCATAGGCGGCGAACGCGATATTTGCCGTGTTCGCAATCGCCAGATGATCCGACGAACGGACAGCCGCGACCACGCCAAGAGAGTTCTGCCCGGCCGGCGGATAGAACGCCGACAACGAGATCGTGTCGTAGTATGACATATAGCCAAGGTCAGACAGCCCGACCCAGGTGCGGGCTGCGCCACTTGCGCGCATCCCCGGATAAGCGATGCCAGCGAACAATCCAGTATCCGCGTCGAACGTCTGCGTCACATGCACGTCGCCCGACACAGCGCCGCCTGCAAGCGGCAGGAACGGGCCACCCTCAGCAATTGGCCCTGGTATGCCCTGCGGCCCAGGTGGGCCTGGCGGCCCAACCCATTCCGACGGATCGGGCGGGCCGGATGACGTTGCATAATCGGAATAGTGGAGCTTGTATGCCATCAGGTAGTCACCTGCTGCAACTCGGCGTTGGACAGGGCGCGCGGCCAGTAGCGGACACGGCGCACCCAGCCGTTGAGGTATGCCGTCGCGCCGCTGTAATCATTACCGATCGCCAGCGTCGTCAGTCCCGCCGGCATCCCGACTGCGTAGGATACCGTGGCGGCACCGTTCAGCGAGCCAGTGCCTGTCGTGCCATTCCACGCCGCGGCGATCTTGGCGACAGCATTCGCGGTGGTGGCCCCAAGCGATGCCGAGGCTGTCGTGGTTGCCGCAATGGACGTTCCAAATACCGCCGTGGCCGCGCTGACGACCTGCGCGCGTAGCATCAGCCGGTTACTGGCCGTGCCGTCCGACAGCGCGCACGCATCGCGCACCAATGCCGCAGACGGGTTGGGGCTTTGCGCCACCATGAAGTCGGCGGACAGCGTGCTGGTGCTTGCATTGAACCATGCAGCGGTTGGCATTGTGGCTGTATCAGCCGCTCGCGTCACACTTGCTGCTGTCGTCGGGACGTAGCTCGTCGGGATGGCCCCGGCCTCGAACTGGGCGCCCCAAACATAGATTGTCTGTGCTGATGTGCTGGCCTGCCCACCGTCACGCAGATCGGTGCCGATCTGGACATAGCCGCTCCCTGCCGGGAGTGCTGATGCCGACGTGACCACGAACCGCTGCCATGCAGTTGTTAGAGTCACGCGCAACCTGGACGCAGTAGTCGGTATATAGAGGTAGGTCTGCTCTCCACCTGCAGCACCTCTCAGCCACACGCTGAATGTATATACGACAGCCGTCACTGTCATGATGTTGTAGACGACGCTGTAATTGCTTGCGACTGACACGGCAGGAAACACGATACGAGCTGCGGTCAGCGTCCCATCCGGCGCCGTGATCTGGTTCGCGGTGACGACTGGAGCAGCGACAACGCTGGCCTCCTTGGTCCACGTTGCGTTGCTCATGTCTCCGCTATTAAGCGCGATATTGGTACGCGCCTCCTCGATCAGCAGCCCGCGCAGCGCATGCGTCACCGGGTCATAGTCCCAGCGTGGCGCGTTCGTGGCCGCGGTCTGCAGCGTGCCGGTGCTGTCGAAATACGTCGCTGTGCTGGCGCGGGTGAAGGTGACGCCTGCCGGCATCGATCCTGGCACCATGAACGACAGATCGAGCGTGACGCCAGGCGGCGCGGTAATCCGCACGCCGCCCCAGCACGCATCCACCGATGGCGTATCGGTGACACATTGGCTTTTTGCTCTTCGCGGCAGCAAAAGCGTTGATGCAACGGCAGCAAGCGTGTATCCGACGAGACGCCGCCGGTCCTGCAAGACCGGTCGGCGCCGCTGGCCATCGATCCTGTAAGGAGGACGCAAATGGTTAAACGCACCCTGCCAGATCAAACCTACCTCCGCGAGTGCTTTGACTATGACCCAATCACGGGAACGCTTTATTGGCGCGAACGACCGCGTTCGCACTTTCGCAGAGAGCAGGAATGGAAGGGGTGGAACAAAAGAAACACCGGAAAGATCGCTGGATTTCCGCGTCCTGACGGTTACAGGTGCATCACCATTGGCAACAAACAGTACATTGTCCACCTCATAATCTGGGTGCTTGTTTTGGGTTGCCCTCCAAAACACTATATTGACCATAAGAACCGAGAGAGAACCGATAATTCGTGGAGCAACCTCAGAGAGGCGACCCCATCTCAAAATCAAAGGAACAACAGGTGCGTAGGTCCATCTGGCCTTAAGGGTGCCAGCTTCCACAAGAACAATACATTCCGAGCGATGATAAGGATCGGCCCCAAGATGAGGCATCTTGGCATATTTGCGACCGCTGAAGAGGCGCATGCGGCGTATTGCGCTGCCGCAAGGACCCTCTGCGGAGAGTTCTGGTATGACGGTCATAGTTAGCGCATCACCACTCGCGCGCCGCAAACGCCTGCGCTGTGGTGGCGCCGATGATCGAATACGCCTGTCCCGAGGCTGGGCTCATGCAGAGGAACTGCGACCCGGCCGGGATCAGGATCGACGGTGGCCCAGCAATCGCCGTTGCTGTCTCCGACACCCACAGGCTGCCGGTCGACTGGTTCTGGATCACACAGCCGTGGCGGCCGCTCCACGCCGGTAGGGCCACCTGGGCCGTGCCCCCCGTGGTGATGGTGCCGCTGCGGTCGGCGTAGCTCAGGGCCTGCGGGAGCGCCGCGGCTGGCCACAGCAGCAGCACGGATAGGATCGAGACGCGGATCATGGTGCCGCTCCTGGTTGAGATGTCAGAAATACGCGGTCGACACGGTCTCGCCGCTGCTGGGCAATGCCACATAGCGGTAGATCGCCACCATTGCGTCGCGCGTGTCGTTCGGGTCGGTATCCGTCCCGAACAATGGGGCCAAAGCGTCCGCTGCGAGTGTAGCATAGCTGTCGGCCAGAGGCGCTGGGATGTCCAGTGATGTCCATCGAGCGATGCCGCGCATCACCAGGTCGTCGTGGACCGCCTGCACTGCCTGCTGCGCGTTGGTGTCGGCCGACAGCACCATGGCACCCTTGCGCACGCGCGCCTCGAGCGCCGGGATGATCGCCGGATCGATCTGCTTGCCGAGGCTGACCCCTGCGTTGGCCACCGTCAGCTTGGTGTATTCCATGACGAACGCGCGCGGCACGGCATCGCCGCTCCACCACACGACGCCCTGCGCATCAAGCGCGGCGTGAACGCTCGATACCTTGTCCAGCATGAACGGCATGTCGGCATTCAGCACCGTGACGCCGGCACGGATACGCCCCTCCAGCAGCGCCACAATCGCCGGATCGATCGCCTTGCCGAAGGACGACCCCGCCATCGCCGCGGTGAGCTTCACGTACTCCTCGGTGAACGCGCGCGGGATGGTGCTGAGCGTCCACGTTGCGATGCCCTGCGCGACCAGCGAGCCATGCACGCTCGACGCCTTGTCGAACGTGAGCGCCTGATCGGAGGGGATCGGCGTTTCGTCCGAGGCGATGACACCCAACTCGACCAGCGCCGCCGTGGCGATCGTCGCCTGCGGCACTGTCTCGGTGGCTGGCGTGCCGTCCGAGTTCAGCACGCCCAGCTCGACAAGGGCCGCAGTGGCAATCGTAGCTACGGGCACCATCTCGGTGAGCGTCGGGCTGTCATCAACCGGGACGACCCGCACGCCAAGGCGCCGGAGAGCCTTCTGCGCAATCGTCCCGATCGATGTCGTCATGTCCTACGCCACCACCACGGCATTGCTCGGCGGCGCTGTGGTAGAGCCGTGCGCGTTCTCGGCGGTGACGACGCAGGTTGCACTGTGGCCGGTGTCGGCTGAGGTGACAGGCAGCGTGGCGCCATCGCCGGGGATGTCTGTGCCGTCCATCTTCCACTGATAGGCATAGGCAGTCGGCTCGCCCGTCCAATTCCCCATGGTGCAACGCAATTCGCTGCCAGCCTGGTCGACGAACGGCACATCGACGTTCACCGGAGGCCCTGACGCCGTGCCGCCATTTCCGTTGGCGGGGGGCGGCACGTCGACCTCGGCACCCGGGTCAGCCGGATCAACGCCAAGCTCCACGTATCCCGCATCGCGCAGCATCGTGTTGTGCTCAATGTTGTCGTAGACGCCGCGCGCCCCGGCCGATGCGGCGCTGTCGGGCGGCAGCACCACCGTGGCGCCCTGGATGCCGGCGATCTGTTCCTCGGTCGGCGGCTCGATACCGGCTTCAGCCGCAGCCGCAGTGATGGACGCCGACACGGTCGGTTTGTTAGGCATGGAATGTCTCCTGTGAGAACAGCAGGAGGCACGTTGAGCGCCTCCTGTCGTAGCTACAAACGGCTATGCGTCAGCGACCGCAGCACTCCACACGGTCATGACGCCATTATCGACTGGCTTCGTCGTGTCCACCGTTGGATCAGTGCCGAAACGCAGCTTGGCCACGCCACGGATTTCCTCAACGCCAACACCGTTCATAAAACCATAATCGCGGGTGTTGGTTATCACCTTGGTTCTTTGCGCCCACGCGATGCCGAGAGCCTGTGCGCCGCAGAGGTAGGACGCGCCGCAGTCGATCGTTGAACCGCCTGGATCACCAGTATGGAGTACTGGTAGTTCGGGTATTTCTCTCACAATAACCCCATCGTAAATAAGATCACCAGCCGTGAACAACGGATTGTCGCTGCCCCGGTTCCAGGCGTATTGCAGCGCGTTGATGATCACCGGATCGAGCATCAGGTCACGAAACACGAGGGACGGCACGAACATCACGTACCATTCCTCGTCATTACTTATCCGGATGGGTCGGATTTTCGGTACCGCAGTCCTGGCGAGCCGCTTTGCGAGGGTGATCTGCGCGGCGGTCATCTTGTCCGCGGTATTGTCGACAGTCGCCAATGCAGTTGCATATACACCGCTGACCGCGTTGGCCTTGGAGATCCCGAACAGCACCCGGTCGGCGTTGTTCACCATCCAGGTGTTGCGCTGGGCTGCGGATGCTGCCGCGTAGGTGAGTTGCACGTTGCCGTCTGCTGTGATCGCGCCAAGGCTGCTGATGATGTCCGTCCGGAGCTTATTCGCCGCCCAGTTCTTCAGGACGCTCCTGCCGGCTTGCAGCAGGTCGATCACCGACTTCTGTTCGTCCCAGTCTGACACCGCGACGGCATGGCGAATGACGCTGACCACGACGTTCAGGCTGCGAGCGTTGAGGATTTCCTCATTGCCCTCCAGGACCGTATTTCCAGAGACCCCGGCTCCGACCAGATTTCTGACCGTTGGGAAGACGACAGTATCGCCGGGTTTGCGCGTAAGATCCGTTTGTAATTGGATCATCGCATCCATTGTGGTGCCGAAATACGGTGTGAACTGGTTTTCTCGGAGGAACTCTACCCAGAAGTCACTTTGCCATTGTATTGGGGTTAAGCCCGGTCTTGCCGGGGTTAGGATCATGTCAGCCATTGTTTGGGGTTCCGCATTGGGATTGCGGCCCGCTTCGACGACCCGGACTCGATAGGTCGAACCGCCCGCTTGTTACGACCCGGCTACGGTCGGACACCCGTTCAGTTCACCCGGCGACGGTTAGCCCCACTTCGACGACCTGGGACTGGTCGAAACGCCCGATTGACCCCGGCTACGGGTTAGGCACGGCTAGTAACGCACTGAGCCGCCGGCGCCGTTGGGCCGCTTGCGGTTTTGTATTGGCGCCAGCACGTCATCGAGGCTGGGCTCGCCGGTCCATGCTCCAGCGGTGCGTCCTGCGACGCTGCGTGCGGTACCGAGGCTTGGCTGCATCCCGGCGGCGGGTGAGGGGACGGGCGCCGGCTTGGCTTCCTGCTCCCAGCGTGCGCGGCCCTCGGCCAGTATCTTCTCGCGGTATGCGGCCGGGTCGTCCCCGACATCGCGCACCAGGCGCAGCCGGTCGACCTCACGGGTCAGCCACGCATACGGGTGAGGCTGGGAATACAACTTGCCGAACAGCGTCGGATCGGCGTTGGCCAGGTTTCGGAACTCAGCCACATATTCCGATAACTTCTCAGCGCCGATTTTATCGCTCAACATCATTTCGCTGTTGTTCAACCGCTCGTTGAGCAGCGCCGCCTGCTGCTGCTGGACGACGTGCTGCGCCCAGCCCTGCGGGTTGGTGGCCGGGTCCGGCGGCGGCTGTGGTGGCGCCTGGGGCTGCGACGGCGGGGCGGTCGCGCGGCGTGTGGCGTCCTCCAGTTGGCGCTGCAACTCCTTGTGCTTGGTCTCGGCCTCGACCGCGCGGGCCTTCCAGTCCTGACGGCGCTGGCGCTCGCGTTCCAGCACTTGCTGCGGGATGTAGCTCTTGCCGTCTTGCTCGAGCCGATCAGACGGCTCCGCATCGGCCTCGTCCTCGGGCTCTGGCTTGGCTGTGGCGGCCTTGGCGGCTGGCTCGGCCTTTGCCTCGGGCGCCGCCTTCTCGGGCGCTGGCGCCTCTGCCGGAGCCGCTTTCGGCTCCTCCGTGACGGTCGCGGTTTCGCCCGCGAGAAAAGACTCGAGCTGTTCGTTGGCGGCCATAGCAATCGTCCTGGATGTGGTGGTAAGGGGGTGGCTTCCCTGCGTCAGCGGGGATGACCCGATGCTGGCCGACAAGATCGGGCCAGAGAAATTGGTGTTCCCTGCGTCAGCGGGGATGTTCCGAACCTGCCCCGCTACTGGTTGAGCTCGCTCGGTAGCGGTGGCAGCGTTCTGGCCCCGCGGGGCAGTGGCTGTGGTGGTCGCTGGCGCGGCTCCGGTGCGGGCGTCTCGCCGGGCTGCTGCCGCATCTTCGGCAGATGCAACGCCTGCGTCTGCTTGGTGACGCTGTATTTGGAGCGCCCCATGAGCCGCCCGATCAGCACGGGGCCGAGGCCGTTCTCCCAGAGCTGCCGCAACAGGGCGCGCTCCTCGTCGGTCCAGGGAACGCTGACGACGTGCTTCATGCTGGCTGGCATGGCGGCTCTCCCCTACGCTGCGATCTCCGGCGACGGCTGGACCCCGCGCCACGACCCGCCCCTGACGAGGGGCTGCAACCGGGCAAAACCCAGGGGGACCGGATGGCAGTAGACGGGGGCTGCCACCCCTCGCTAGGATCCCTTCCGCGATAAGTCCGAGAACCTCAGCGCCCCGCTCTCCCGTGTGAGACGGGGCTTTTCTTTTGGCCCGATCTTTTATGCACGATCTATGCGAGCGTCTTCTCGTAATCGGCCGCCAACTGGACCAAAATGCACGCCAGGGCGGCTAGTTGGGCCTCATCCGGCTCGACGCCAAACAGCACCACGATAGCGTGCATCGCGTCGAGGAACAGGGGATCAGATGCCTCGTCATCGTAGTCCATAAGGCCTCCAATTGTGGCAACTGGCACCTGACTGGGGGTAGCTATCGGAAATGGGAGTTTTGAAGAGTGGGAGGTCCGAATGAGCGAGGACTTTGAGCGGACAACCGATGGACATGAATGGGCCAAGACGGAGGCGGGATATGCGTTCGTCCATTCGATGATCCCGCGCGCCTACGACAAGGCCAATCTCATGTGGCACGGGTGGGCGCTGCGCGAGGCGTTCGTGGCCGGTGCCGAGTGGCAGGAGAAGCGCCAGGGGCAGGCTGATGAGTAGGACGCGGGTATGACGCACGAATGGCTGGCGATTACGGCCCCGAACGGGGATCAGGGATATCAGTGCCAGCGGTGCAGGCTCACCGCGATCCACCTGCCGGTGCCAAAGTCGCTTCAGGACTGCCCATTCAGGCCGCTCACTTACACCCCGCCAGCCGCTGCTCAAGCAGCTCGCGCTGGTGGTCGAGCTCCCCCTTGATGTCGGCATACTCCCGCGTCAGCAGCGCCATGTCGCGCGCATTGCCCCAGGCAATGGTGACAAAGGCGCCAACCACGATCGGCACCAGCGCCACCACCACCTTGAGCCACGTTCCCACACGCTACTTGTGCGGCGTCGGTGTCGGTTGTGGTCCAGGCAGCGCGTTGTCGATGTTCAGTGACGGGTCTACGACAACATACCGCCACCCCAACGACGGGCAGTAGCACAGCATCCAGAACGTCTGGCCGCCCTGGATCGGATGCGATGGCGCAGGTGGGCCACCAGGGGGCGGCGGCGTCGCGATTGGATGGCTGGGCGTCCCTGGGGAGCCGCCTACAGGCGGCAGGCCGTGCGATGGGAACGGAGGCGGCCAGATCGATCCTGGGGGCGGCGTAGAGCCTCCTGGCGGCACCGGCACGATCGGATGGCTCACGGTCGGTGGCGGCCACACAGACGGCGGTGGTGGCGGCAGCGAATTGTCGATCCCTGGCTGCATGCCAGGAAGGCTGTTGTCGATACCTGGCTGGTCGCCCGGCAATGAATTATCCGGATATCCGCCGCTCATACCCTCCACGTTCAGATACCCGCCCATAATGTGAACTCTGGCCATTGAATACCTCCATAATTACGTCGTTGCGTCGTTACATCACTACGCCATTGCGTAATTGCGGAGCGATGCCGCCTAATGCCTACGCGCTATCCAGCCGTGTCGTCACGCGACGGTTCAGTGGCAATCGCAATCCGCTTCCAGCCAGCCTCACACTGAGGGCAATGGATGGCGCGCATCGAGGCAATGACGACCATGGCAGGCGCGTCCATCACCAAGTCGTGCATCCACCTGTGGTGACAGGCCAAGCAGAGGAACGGGGTGTTCTGCAGGATCATCCCATCACGTTACCGCCGTGATCAGCAGCACGACCAGCGCCAGGACCATGATGCCGAGTAGCGCACCGTGGCTCACCAGATGCGGCCCCCACCAAATAGCAGCACCAGGATGATGATCAGCAGCACCAGACCGAGGCCGCCGTAGTGGCTCGGTCCCCAGCCGTAGCGCGGGCCGTAGTAGCCGCCGCCACCAACGCCGAACAGCACGATGATGATGATGAGTAGAAGAAGCAGGTTCACCGCACACCAGGCCCCTGGATCATGAAGCCGAACACCGTTACAATATCCAAGCAAGACGCGGCGCCCCGCCAAGGGCACCGACGCCTCTGACCCTTGGAATGGAGCAACCCATGCCACGAGCTGCCCGCAGCATGCCTGTATCCGGTGTCTACGCAATCCAGAACGCCGTAAGCGGACGCGTATACGTTGGATCGGCCGCAAACATCGGTCTCAGATGGCATACGCACCGTCACATGCTCCGTTATGGCAAGCACCATTCACCAGCAATGCAGCGATCATGGACCAAACACGGCCAGGAGGCGTTTTCTTTTCGGGTCCTGGAGATCGTCGGTTCCACGGCTGACCTATACGTCCGCGAACAACATTGGATAGACGCGCTTCACGCAGTATGCCCAAGGCGCGGGTTCAACGTCCTTCCGAACGCTGGAGGCCCTCGAGGCCACAAACGAACCGCTCAATCCATCGCCAAGCAGGTCGCCGCCCGGAAAGGAAAGCCACTAACCCAGGAGCATGCCGCCAACGTGCGAGCCGCGTTGGTGCAGCGCAACCAGACCCAGGAAATGCGCGCCAAAGCCTCAGCCCGCGCTACCGAACGCAACCGCCCGGGGCCACAGCCACACTGTACACCCGAATTCAGATTGAGGATGAGATCACTGCATCTAGGCAAAGTCTTTTCCGCCGAAACTAGAGCAAAGATGTCTGCCGCAGCCAAAATCCGTTCCCGCTCCTCCGCACGCAATGTCGATGGCAAGTTCATTGCAAAATGAAGCCGAAAATTTTCCACCCACAGAGGAAGAATAAGACCCACAGCAGCAGGCCGTTGTAGCTCGGCCAATACGCCGCACCCCCTGGCGTGCGTCCCCATCCCCAGAAGACCAGCCAGATGACCATTAGCACCCAGAACAACAGCCCGATTTGCATGCACTATGTCCTCTCGGTGCTATGGGCCTTGCGGCTGCGGCTGTGGAATGGGCGTGCGCATCAGTCGGTTCGTCGTGATGGCCGTCTGGTGCGTCTGGTGCGCGGTGTGCAGCGTCTGCTGTGCGGCTTGCGGTATCTTGGCGGCGGTCAGCAGTGTGGATGCGCGTGTATTGGCAATGTCGGCCTGCTTCTTGGCCAGGTCGGTCATGTGGTGAGCCATCGCCATCTCTGGCGTCATCTGCTCGGGGTCTGCCGGCTGCTGCATCGGCTGTGACGCGCCAGGCGGGTTGTCCGGAGCCACATGCGGCTGCCCGTAGGGTGGTGCGCTGAACTCGCCATGCACGCTATGCACATTGGCCGCCGCGTTCACCTTGCGCTCCTGCGCCAAGGCCATGTCTGCCTGCGCTTTCGCCTGTTTGCCCTGGATGTCGGCTTGCGCGTGCTGCGTTGCGAGTTGCCCCGCTTGCTGCTGTGCTTGTTGTTGTTGCTGTTGATGCTCTTTCATTCGTTCTAATATCATATCTTTATCTCTGAGACCCGAAGCGGCGATCAGAACATCCCCAGGTATAAGCCCCGGTTGGACTGAAGCCAACTGGACTAAACTCTGAAATTCTTCTGCCTGTAGCGATGGGATATCAATCCCCTCTTCTATAGTTATATCTACGTCTAAATCAGAGATGTCATTTTCTATCCCAACGACCTGCTGTAGCCGCGGATCACCGGGTTGGAGCTGCATCTGCTGCATCACCATGGCGCGGTGCTGTTCCGGCATGTCGGCGAGCTTGTCCATCAGCCGCACCGGACGATTGATCCCGACCCACCTCGTCTCGTTCAGGTCGTCGGTGACGCGCACCCATTTGCCGGCCTTCCAGTACTCACGCGCCGCCATCCAGCAACTCTCGTACACCCGCCTGCTCCAGAACCTGAGCGCGTCAGCCAGCGGCTCGTTCTGCGCTGCGCCGCCAGCTTGCTGAGCGAGGATCGCCCTGCCGCTGAGCTCGCGCGGATCGGTGCCGCTCATGGCCGCGTTGGGGCCGCTTAGCTGCATCTCGGCGGTGGCGTGCTGCAGCAGTTGAAACTGGCCGGCGGCGAGGTCCGCGGTCTGCTCGATCTCGAACTTGAGGCCGGGCATCACCTCGATGTACCCATCCGGCTTGGCGACCTCGCGCCTGGCCTTGTCGACGTCCGGCACCGCGCCCTGCTCAGCGATGACCTGGCGCACGCTCAGCAGATGCAGCGCTTTGGAGCGCCGCTTGTTGATCTCGTCCTGTAGGCTGATGAGCCCACGAACCATTCCGTAACGCTGGTTCTCGCGATTGATGTAGCTGGATTGCAGCAGCAGCCCGCTGCACGACTTGCCCTTGCGGTCCTTGAACTTGGAGCGCTGCGGCGCGGCCAGCAGCCCAGACTTGGTGTAGGTCGCGCGCCACCACGTCCCACGCTCGGACCAGTCGCACTGGACGAGGCGGATGCGCGTGCGGTTGTTGTCGGTCCAGAACGCCGTTTCGGGTCGATCGTTGTACTGATAGTCCGTCGATGAGAACGAGGACTCGATCACATCGTCCGCGTCGGGATACATCTCTTCGAGCGCATCGCGGTCGGTCCAGATGACGAGCCCTTTGTAGCGCGCATCGCCGAAGTCAAGGGAGCGCGAATGGGGGTCATACCACACTCGGTCCCATGGGATATGGGTAATGGTAATGTTGCAGCTACCTTGACCATCGTCTTCTAGGCCAAGGTCTACGCCCCCGGCACCTTCAACTAAGAGGTTCTCGAATACGCCGCTGCGAACCAGCGAGAACGAGTTGTCATCAGCGATATAGCGCAGTGCCTGGGTGGCGGCGTCGGCCCGATCCTCTTCTGCCGGCGTTCTCGCGAAGCATTTCGGGTCCGTTCTGGCTTTACGCTCCATCCCACAGAGCAACTCGGTCTTGTCTTTTATTTTGTTGATCGTAATGATTGGCTGACCGCGTTCCCTGAGGATCTTTAGCTCCTCGCGGGTCCACTGATCGTGATCCACGTAAGCACGGTCACGCTGGGCTAAATCTATTTCATCCATCCGAGCCATTTCTGACTCTTCAAACCACCTGATCAGCTTGCCATGGAGATCGTCCAAATCCTTGGGGTAGGCGTCAGGATCGCTCCCGGTCAGGTCGCGGATCGCCGGCGGCGTGTCGGGGCCGCGGTCGCCGGTATGGACGTGGAGATGGATTGCGGTATCACTCATGGAGCGTGAGGAGGTTCCGATGGAAATTGCTCAGATCGTGCCATGGGGCGTCCTACCGAACGATCACTGGCATCGCGGGACGAATGACGGGACGTGCTCGCGGTGTCGCCTTGCGGTGCCAGACGAGGATGTGCCGCTGATGCTGTGGAGCGAGAACGGCGAGGACATGCTGATCTACTGCGAGACGTGTCTGGGCGATCCGCTGGCCGAATAGGTCACTGGCTCGGCTGCTGTTGCTGGGTTCCGGCGGCTGCGTCCGGTTGGGCTAAGCCGTTGTCTGGCATGGGGCTGTGATGCCGCTCCGAATGGATATCGGCGATTAGGTTCGGGACTTTGGTAGGTTTCAGCGACGGTAGCGGGACACCATTTTATTACGTACGATAATCGGGATGTTTTCGGACGTAAGCGCTGCCAGTCTCGTTCGCACCCGAATGATTTCGTCCATCAACTCGCGGGTCATCGGCTCAGTCTTCCAGCGGTGCAGATCGGCCCTGCCGAGCCCTGTCGGATACAGCGTGACCTTCTGAGGTAGGTTGCCGTGCATCGCGTCAGTCGTCATGCTGTGGCACCTCGGTCTCGTAGACCCTCATGGCTTTGATTTCGGCATAGACCTTGCGCATCTCGTCCTGCGTCGGGTGTCGAGGATCGCGGCAGAAGTTGGCCATGAGCGCGCCGATCACCAGCTCCATCGCCTGTGCGCGGCCTTCGTGGTCGGGTGCCTCAGTCGTCATGCCGCGGCACCAGGCGGTCGGTGACGCGCCCCACCTCCTCGGCCACGCACGCGTCGGCGTAATCGCGCAGCCACCGCGCTAGATACGCCTGACACTCGTCGGACAGCATCTCGTGCAGATCGCGGTGGCATGCCCGCACGAACGCCTCGGCCCATTTCTCCGGATCTGTGCCGACGTGGCGCTGGAACTCGGCGCCGCTCATCGTGGTGGTGTCAGTCATGGTCGCTCCATCACGCTCATATTCCTGGTGATCCACCACCACGCTGTCGGATGGGATGACTGGCAATCGGGGTGGGGCATGCGGTAAGGCGCGCATGTAGCGCAGCGACCGACACCGGCGGGTGCCTTGGGATAGAACCAGAGCCTCCCTATGTGGCTCATGACGACGCTGGTGATTGTGTCGGGCGGCCGCTGGGCAGGCAGCGTGGTGGTGTCTGGCTTGTCGTCGCTCATGCCACGCGCCTAGGCCACGCGCCACGACTCAACGGTGCTCTGCGATGCGCGGGAGAAGGCGCGATCCCACGAGTCCTCTGGCGGCTTCGGTGGCTTCTCGGGCTGCATCTGGCGCCAGGCGAGCCCGAGATACCGGAACGCATCTGCCCCGTGCGAGGCCCAGTCATGCCGCGGCCGATCGGTGAACGCCTTGCGCTTGTCGTCGTAGTCGGCGCGGTAGGCACGCAGCGCCTCGAGGCCGTCATGACACTTGTAAGCATCGAACCAGCAGGACGCGATGCTGATGCGCGCAGCGTTAATGCCGTCCATCAGGTTCTGCTGTGCGAGCACACGCGGGATGCGGTTGGTGAGGCTGTGCAACGTCTCCCACAACGATCTGCCAGTGCCGAGCTGTCGCGCCTGTGCGTCGTGCGGGAGGTAGTCGGTGCCGTAGGTATAGCCGCGCGAGGTGAGGACTGCGGCATAGTGTGGGAGGCCGTAGCCTGAGGCTTCGTAGTAGTCGATCACACGCACCTCGGCGCGGGAGACCTGAAAGAACCAGATGGCGGTGCTGTCGCCAACGCCTAGATCCCAGGCGGTATGGACAGGCAGCAGCGGATCGTATGGCACGTCGGTGATGCGACCCGCGTTCTGCGCCTCGTCCAGTTCCTTGGCGAAGTAAGCACCGAGCACGGCTGCGTCGAATGAACAGAGCAACTCCTGAGCATACTGCTCTGGCGTGAGCATCTGTCGCATGTCGTCAAGTTCGTGCTGCGGCAGGATGCGGGTTTCATCGGCACGCAGCACGAGCGAGAACCAAGCCAGATCGGTGCGCGCGTTCTCGTGGATCTTATAGAAGTCGTTGCGCCCTTTCGGGGTGCCGATAAACACACACCAGCCCTGACGATCAGCAAGTGATGGACGCAGCACTTCGGGCCATGCGCGAGGATCGATGTCGGCGTATTCATCGATCACCATACCATCGGCGTAGGTGCCACGAAGCCGGTCGAAGTTATCAGCGCCGTATAGACGAACGCGGCTACCGTTGGGAAAGATCACCATCAGGTCGCTCTCGCGCTGCTCAACACCTGGGATGTCGTTGGTGAAGCGCTTTAGATACGACCAGGCAGTGTCCTTCGATTGTGTATACGTAGGGCTGACGTATGAAAAGCGCCCGTCGGGTTTCTTGCAGCGCAGAGCTGCGTCGATAAGATCCATGACACATGCGACGGTCTTACCGGCACGACGATGAGCGACGATGCAGGACCAGCGTTGCTTACGCGCATGGAACGCGGCGAACTGGGGTCGCGCAACGTAGCCGAGATTAATCTTTGATGCTGGCTTCGCTGGCATCGTTGCTTCCGAAACCGGTTTCGTTGCTGTTGGAACTATCGGCGCGTTCTACGCCGGTGATGACGAGGACTGGGCCGCCGTCTGGTCCGGTGTGAGCGGTGACGGCGAGGTCTGGGATGGTTTTCTTGAGCAGGCCGAGAGCGGCACGGACCTGAGTGTCGCTCATTACGAACTGTCGGCCGGTCGTTGGGTCTGGCTGCTCCAAGGCGAAGTTATTCAAGCGGTTACAGAGCTGGGTTGTCTGGATGGCAGAGCGCGCTCTTTCGTCGTTTCTAGGGTTGAGACGGGCGGCCATTGGTTTTATTCCCGCGCCACGAGACTGTTCACATCGACCGAGACCTGTCGCAGTTCCCCGAACAGCAGCATGGCGATCATGGCGCGGTTTCCTGTGAGGAGGTTGGTGACGACGGCTGGGTGGCCGGCGAATGGCGTGCCAACGGCAGGGCTGCAAGGCATGCCTGGCGCCCACGAGGCTCCGGGCGGTGCGATGGAGCGGCGAAGCTCCTGAGAGGCTTCCAGCGCCTCGATGGAGGCCTTAGCGGCGATGTTGGGTTGTCCCCCGCTCATGAGCAGGCTGTGAACGCCTGGGGTGTAGCGGATGGGGACCCACGGGTCGTGCTGGCCGAGGAGGACGAAGGCGTAGCTGGTGAACAGTGGTAGCTCGACGAGCCTGGTCATGGTTCGGAGCACGGGATCGCGTCGCTTGGCGGCGTAGAGCGGCAGGAAGGTTTTGTAACCGGCACGGTTGAGGCCGTCGCAGGCCCATCGTTCGGCTTGTGGGTGGGTGTGAACGACGCACCAGCCTGGATAGCGTCCGCACCGGAGGCTGTCGTGGGCCACACGGCTGGCGGTATCTACGGCTGCCATCACGGATGCGTCAAGCGGCATGGTCGTCATCATCGCCGAGGAGTTGCTGGGTGATGAGGCGAGAGATGACGGCGAGGCCGGTGATCTGTCGCTCGAGTGGCTCGCTGCTGAGCCAGACGCCGAGCACTTGGACGAGGGCGAGGAGGGCGTTGGCTTTGTTCTCACCCTGGAGGCTGGCGTGGATGTTGCGGGCGAGCAGCTCGGCGCGTCTGTGGTCGGCAACCTGTCGGAGCGCCGCGATGGAGCGGTCGCAGGAGAAGTCGAACTCGTCGGGATCGGTGTCGGGCATCAATCCAGGCTCTCGCGGACGGTGGCGAGGACGTGGTCGGTCCACTCGGCGGCGAGCGGGATGCGGTCCTCGGGGGACCAGCAGCGGAGCGCGTTGGTGGCGAGGAAGCCTGCCAGCGTCAGCACGTCGTGGGGGTGCTGGTCGTAGAGGCGGCGGCCGAGGGTGGCCATCATGTCCGCCAGTTCGTGCTGGGTGAGGGGTTGCGGGGTCACGGCACGACGCCTCGAGCGGCTGCCCGTGCTGCCAGCTCGGCGCGTGCGGCGCGCAATTGGGCGTCGGGCAGGTAGCTCGGCTTTGGGCGTCGCGGCGCAATCTCCGCGATCTGCTCGTCAGCGGACAGCGCTGCCGCTCGTGGCGGGTAGGCTCGCATCCGCAGCGACCGCTTCAGGTCGTCCAGCACGGCCAACGCCACCCCAGGATCGACCGGGGGATTGTCGTCCTCGGGCACCGGCTCACCACGTACCACCTCCTGCCCCACAACCAAAGGTTGAGCGCGTCTAGCCCGGAGCTGATCGAGGTAGCTGCCGAACGCCACGGGGCGGGTCGCGGTCTCTTCCTTTTCCGGGAAACTTAAAACCTGGCCTTCCCTCTTTTTTTCATTAAGGGGTTCAATAAGGGGTTCGTGTGCAAACGGTGCACACTCAACCTGCTGTTTTTTGCACACTGACTTGGAAGATTTTGCACGCTCAGACGGCGACATGCGTGCAGTATTTTCACACTCGCTGTGGTTGTGTGCAGATTTTGCACCCCCATTCACGGAGTGTGCAGATTTTGCACCTTCGTCTGGCCGTAAGATGCGGTAAACGTTGACTCTTGCCTTTTTGTTGGCGCCCGCCTTGGCAAGAATGGCCTCCCGTTCAATCCGGTCCGTTACAAGCTCGATAAGACGGCGTTCAGTGTGCAGATATTGCACAGCCGCTATCACCGATCGACGCGATAGTTCGCAGTCATCCGCGAGCCGTTGCTCGGACGGAAAGCAGGTCCGTTCGCCGTTCGCCCGTTCCGCCAAGGCGATCAGAACCACCCGCTGCGCCGCTGTCAGATTTCTCTGGGCGAAAGCCCACGCAATATGCGGCGTCATCCATTGCACTCCCGGCAGTCCGGAGAACACCCGGCGCAATAAGCCAGAGGCGGTGTCCACCCCCTCGCCAGCGCCTCGTCCATGGCCTCGCGCCAGCCAGTCGGCCGCCAGTCCTGCTCGATCGTACCCTTAGTCGAGTTGCAGTCGCGGCAAAGCGGCTGGAGGTTGCCGATACTGTCAGCCCCGTCCGCGACCAACGGCTGGACGTGATCCTTTGACAGCCTGCCCCACTCCCATGGGTCCACCCCCTCGACCGGCCGCAGATACTCGCCACCGGCATTGCGCACGCAAACGAATTGCGCATTACAGCGAACGCACCGCACGCCACAGTAATTGACGAGGAAATCCCATTCTCTGTCGGTATGGGAGCCGCTGGCGATTGCAGCTTGGTGGCGCACCCTGCGGCGTTTCCCGCTAGCGCTCATACCTCAGCCCTCCCCACGGCCACGACGTAGGTCCGGCGATCGCGCCAGGCCCCCCGCGTCTCGGTTTGAATTCCCGCCTCGGCCAAGACCCTACGCATGTGCCGGGCTCCTTCTGCAGCGCTGATGTGGAGAAACCGGCCCATCCAGGCAGCGGATGGAATTCGGCACCCAGGCCGCAGCCGGGGTACGATCCACCGCCGGATCAGCGCCCGATGGCGCAGGCCCTCGGGTCGGTTGCGTGAATGTGGCTTGGTCATAGTACGCGCTCCCTTGCTCAGTCCTGGGGAGTGCGATAAAAGGGGGATGCAACTCGCCCCTTTGTTCGCTCACCCGAGCGACAGTTAATCCGATACAGATGCCGCTCGGTTCCCGCCGGGCGGCATTTGTGTTATGCGGCATGTAACGAGTCTCGGCAACAAGTCGCTCCTGCTCGACGGCACTCTCTGGGCACTCGGCTCGCTCCGGGAGGCCGGAACTCTCCACATACACGGCTCGCTCCGTGACGACGGCGCTCTCAAAGGTCACGGCTCGCTCGATGACGGCGGTACTCTCGCTCCCAACGGCTCGCTCTGACCAATCGGTTCTCTCAGGGCGGCCGGCTCGCTCGCGAGACTTGGTACTCTCAAAGGTCACGGCTTCAACCCCGGAACCAAGTGCTGGTTCGGCACCTCGATGCGATGCACATGCCCCCCAACGTGATCCAAGACGTAGGGCTTCGGCGGCCGCTCACCGTACATGGTGAAGAACAGCACTTCGTGGAAATGGCTCAGGAAAATCTTAACGGCATAGCGTTGCGCCCGAAGATGAATGCGCGCAGGGGGAAGCTTGCCGGCCAAATAGTGTTTCTTCGCAGCCGTATCGTCCCCGAACCGCTTGGCCGTGAGTGACGCGGCAGCCTGCTCGGCGTAATCGCCAGCCTCGTTGCGCGCGATCTCACGCTCCTTGCGCTGCTGATACAGCTTGCCGTACGTGTCGTCTGGGTGATTGCTGACCTTGGTGAACGACTCCCCGACGATCCAGCAAAGCCGTTTCAGGCTGGCGTTCCAAGGACGCTTGGTGCCCTTGTCCCATCTGACCGTGGGGTCGAGGCCGCAGAACCGCCAGATGTGCCCCACGGTGGGGGCTTTGGCGATGTCGATGTGCGCGAGGAAGCCCGCGGTTATGACTGGGCCAATGCCCACGATGCTGCGCATCCACACGCCCGCAGGCTGGCCGGCGCCGTAGACATCGAGCGCGGCTTTGATCTGGTTTTCCAGTACCTGTTCCTGGGTGAACAGCCACGCGATCGTGTCGTGCGGTTCCGGGGCTTTGTCGTCCGTGGCTTGTGATAGCGTGCGGACCTGGTGTGCGGATCGGATGCGGTCTTCCTGGATCTTGTAAAAAGCATCTACGAGAAAGCGTGCCTCGGCTGGCCCGAGCGTGCGTGATGCCTCGCGCAGGTCTTTGGTTAGCTTCTGTATGGGCGTTAGTAGTGACGGGTCTACATAGTCACTCATAGTCGCTTCTCTCTTTCGGTACTCTCTTTCAACCCGGCTCGCTCCGCATATCCGGCACTCTCACCTTGCCCGGCTCGCTCTCAGTCATCGGCACTCTCCGAAGACCCGGCTCGCTCACGCTCATCGGTACTCTCGCTCCTGGCGGCTTCATCGGATCGCTCCACGGCCGAGCGCTGCCACCAACTCTGCGGTGGCAAGCGCGCTCACCGCCCACGCACACGCCGTCAGGGCAAGGGCGCGGAGCACCGTCACCGCAACTCCTCCGCGAGCAGCGCAGCAACCGCCTCCAGCACCGCGATCTGCCGCTCAGCCCGATCCAGCTTGATCCGGCCAGCGGACACCCATGCCGGATACACACGTCGACGCAGCGTCAATTCCCGCTCCACCTCGCGCAGCATGTCCTCCCGCGAGATGCCGAACAGCGTTGCCTGCGCCGCGCTCATGCCGCCACCCGCACACGGTGATTGCGCGGGATGCCCCACTCATCGATGCACGCCAGCAGTTCGTTCTCATCGCGCACCACAGCCACCCGGCCACCGGCGGCGAGCACTGCCGCGGCGACGCTCTTCTGCGGCTCCGACAGCACACCGTCGTCCGCCTTGATCTCAGGGTGATGAGCGCGCCCGCGGTAGAGGATGAACAGATCCGCGATCCCGGCGATGATGCCGCGACCGACCCGGATGCCCGGCACCTCGCCGGCATAGTTGGCATGATCGATCGCCCACCACACGACGCCCGCACGCGAGATCTTGCCGGGGGGCGCGATCTCAAGCCGCAACGTGTCGCAGATCCGCTTCTGGATCGGGTGCTCGCGGACCACGGGAGCGGTGAGCCGGTAGCGTGCCGGGGTGCGGATCGCGACGCCCTGGACGCCGCCACCAACGCGCATGGGCCGGTCGTCATCGCCGGAGGTCATTCGGCGGCCTCCGTTTCCCGGCATGGGTAGAAGTCGTCAGGCTTCACCGCGCCCTTGGTGGCCTGCTTGATCCGCATCATCACATCAGGTCGCGGCAACCGCTCGCCGCTGAGGTACCGATGCACGGCCTGCACGCTCACGCCGAGGGTCTCGGCGAAGACGGTGACGGGGATATTGCGGGCATCGAGATACCGGCGCAGGTCCATCCGCCCACGCTAACCGGACTGGTGAACTTCTGTAAAGGGGCAATTCACCAACGTCGTGGTTGCATCGAATCACCGCTTTGGCGATTATCGGCCATGGCCAACCGGATTAAAGAGCTACGCGAGGCGCGCGGCCTGACGCTTCAGCAGGTCGCAGACGCAGCCCGCACCAGTCTCCAGCAAATTCAGCGGATGGAGAACAGCCATCGGCGTCTGACAGATGAGTGGATGCGCCGCATCGCTCCGGTGTTACGCGTGCATCCGGCTGAGCTTTTGCTGGAACTTCCGCCGGGACAGAACGACATCAAGCAACCCATAGATGATGTCCTCCTTGTCGAGTGGTGGCACACGCTCAGCCGCGAGGAACAGGGCGACTGGATACTCCGATTTGGCCGGGAGAGTGGTCGAACTGGCTCCGTCACCCGGCGCCGCCGCGCCGCTCACAACCCGAAGCAGCGGCAGGCTTGATTGAGCCTTTTGATAAGTTTCCGGCCTCATTAGGGACACCTCCTGCCGATAAAGTAACCGTTTCGGTGAATTGTCGGTTGACAGTTAGCTAACCAATGTGGTGAACTTCCTCCGTCACTTGCTGACGCGAGGCGTTGATGAACCACACCGATACTGGACGGCACGGCGACAGCTTCCTCCCCCTATATCGTCGGTGTCCCTGCCAAGGGGGCCGAGCCGATAGATCTTTCGGAACGTCGCATGACTGCGTTGCTGGCGAGATAGGCGCGCCCGGTGCAAGTCTAGCCCCGTTACAACTGGGTGACGCAAGCGGTAATCGTCAGGATTACCGGGGGTTAGGGCGTGCCCCGAAACGGTGTGACTCCGTCGTGAGCGGCAACACCATGACATCAGACAAATTGCTGCACCGCGAAGGCAGAGCGCTAAGGCGCGAGGAGAATTGCGCCCATGGCAAAACGAGCACCCCGCAGATTTGGCATACCGCAGGCGAAACGGCGTCTGAAGTCGATCAAGCTGGAACTGGCGGCGATCGGCGGGGCCTACGACCAGAGCGCGGGGGAGCTGCGCCGGCGCATCCATGCCCTCCTCTCCACACTCCACGAGCTGATCGCCCGCTTCCCGCTCCCGCCGTCCGAATAGCCGGCACGCTGCGCCAACATGCCCTCGACGAGTTGCTGAACGACCTGCGCGAATATCGCGCCGCCAGCCACCCAGCCATGCGCGCGTTCTGGCGCCGCCTCGCGCTCCACGACATCGCCCGGTTCCGCCGGGACTACCTCCAGCCTGAGCGGGACGCCTTTGAGGCAGCGGTAGCCAGCAGCCAGAGGATCGCAGCATGAGAACCGAGGACACCTCCGGGTTCCTGGCCGAGGACTACGCATACACGGCGAAGCTGCTGCGCCAGCACGCTGATATCCGCGGGCAGGAACTCTTCCGCGCCGTATGCAGCAACAACCTGAACATCATCCTGGCCGCGCTGGATGCCGCCGCAGAGCGCAAGCCATGACCGGCACCTGCCCCGATCTGCTAGCGGCGTTGCGCACCCGTGAGCGGGACCTGGAGCTGGACGCCATGGCCGTCCGCAGCCGCATCGAGGAGGTGCGCTCCATGATTGATCTGATCGAGCGCCCGCCGCGGCGGGGCCGCCCACGCAAGCTGGAGGCGGTTGAGCCGCCGCTGCATGTCGCCGGCGCCAACCACCAGCCAGCCCCGCCGGACGACGAGCTGCCGCTGCAATCCGACGCCCCCGGCGCGTAACAGGGAGACCACACCATGATTTCCGACGACTACCAGAACCTGGCAGACCGCATCGCCGGATACGCCAACCGCCTTGAGCCCATCATGCCGAGCGTCGCCAAGCACATCGCGGCGAACCTGCTCGATCTGGCCGACCGCGTGCGCCATCTCGAGCGCGTGCCGCTGCATCTGGACTTGCCCGAGGTCAGGCTGGGCTTCCACAAGCTGCGCGAGAACCACGATGCCGACTGACCAGCTACCGCCGGCAGATGAGCTGTTCGACGTTCGGGATAAGATCAAGCAACTCACATCCCGCGAACGCGAACTGCGCGCTCTGATGCTGACCGATCCATCGGCCCGCACCGGCAATAGCTACGCGGCGGAGATCAAAGAGGTGACGAGCACGCGCACGGACATCAAGGAAATGCGCAAACTTTACCCCGACATTGTCGAGCAGTTCACGTTCCCCCTGGCCGAACAGCGCGTCGAGCTGCGCGGTGTCAACGAGGACGGCGAGCTGGTGTCGCTGCGTCGCAAACCCGAGAAGGCCACACAATGAACGAGATTGCCCCCGTCAACAGCACCGCCCTGATGAGCTTCATCGAGCGCGCCGCCATAAACCCAGACTTCGACGTGCAGAAGTTTGGCGAATTGCTGCGGATGCAGCGTGAGATGGAACACGACCAGGCACGCCGCGCGTTCAACCAAGCCATGGCGATCACACAGGCTGACATGCCGCCGGTGGTGCGCAGCGCCACCAACAAGCACCTGGGGAACAAGTACGCCAAGCTGGAGGATGTCGATCGGGAGATGCGGCCGATCTACACGGCGCACGGCTTCAGCGTTCGCTTTGGTTCAGCCCCCGCACCCGAGGGATACATCCGCATCACCTGCACGGTGGCGCATGCGTCCGGCTACTTCGAGGAGAACTACCTGGACGCGCCGACCAGCGCTGTAGGCTCGCAAGGTGGCCGCACGGCCACAACTGGCGTGCAGGCGGTAGGATCAGCAGTGACCTACTTGAGGCGCTATTTGCTCGGCATGGTTTTCAACATCGTGCTGGCGGACGATGACGACGACGGCGAGAGTATGCGCTCTCAGCCCGCCTCCACCCCACGCTACCAGCGCAAATACGGAACAGCGGAGGAACCCAAGCAGGAGCGCACAAAGGAGCAGTGGATCCGCTACATCAACCAGGTGATCGAAGCTTGCGAGAAGCAGACCGACCGCGCTGGGATCGAGGAGGTGGCTGCGCGCCCGTCCGTGGAGAAGGCGCTTGCCGATGCTCCCCCATGGGCTAAGGACGAGATCGAGAACATCATTGGCGACTTCATGGCCAAGTTCGCCGCCGCGAAGCCCTCCGACGACCTGGACGAGGTGGTGATCGCTGGGGAGCATAACCTCGCGGCCGGCTGAGAAATGACGGGGGTTCAGGTCACTGTCACAGTGGTCTTCGGATACAGCACGGCCCACAACTTCTCATGAAGCTCAGCACGGACGCGACGCTCGGCCACATGATCGATCATACTCGCCACATTCGGTTCGACTGATAGCACGCCCTTGATTTGCTGGATCGCAGCGATGAGGGGGGCCGCGTCGTCGTCGCGCATATCGACAGCCAGCACGATGGTCAGGGCGTTGTATCTATCGGTCATTGTTTCCTCTGAACAAGAATGGCATTGATTTTGGCCAATAGGGCGTAGCCTCTATCAGTCTGTTCAAACCTCTCGTGCAGGTATCTGATGTGGATACTTGCGTCTCGTAAAATGCTCCGGAGCAGGTCGATTTCCTTCGCCACGATATCAGGCTGATCATCCATCTCATCTATGGTCTGCTGTTTTCGATGGACATTTTGTCCCATTCGTCGCGCTCCAGGTCTGCCTCGTAGCCGCGCAGCCAAATTTCGACGGCATCCTGAATGTGTTGCGCCAGCACCTGCTTTGGCCCCGTAGGAACGTCAGTGCCATACGCTGCTAGGAAATAATCGGCCAACTTCTCACACTCAGGATCGTAGCTCATTACCGCGCCTTCTCTGCCGCTACCAGCGCGCGGGCGGCCGCGAGCTTTGCGAGGAACGGCGAGGGCGCCTTGGTCGCTGCGTTCAGTGCTGCCTGCGCATCGCCGAGGGTGGGGAAGAACCCGATGACCTCGCCGCCAGGAAGCTGCGCGCCGTAGGGGTTGGAAAGGGAAGCCTTGTTGGTCATGTCCGTCTCCGTCTTGATGACCAGATCATGCGCGCGGTGTGCGCGCATGTCAACGGGTTTTTTCTGGAGGAGGGAACTTTTTTTGCCAGCGACCAAGCGCATCGATCCATGTGGCGAAAGCTGCCGGTATTGAACGTTGCCCTGCTTCCATCTGTCGGATGCTGGTCTCGGAAATATCCGCCCAGCGCGCGAGAGAACGCACCGGGAGATGCATCCGTTCGCGTATCTCTCGCATGCGCTCAGGCGTCATTGTCATACCGGGGTTTTGTTTAACGGTCGCGCAAGCGCGACAAATCGTGCTCTAGCGTGAATGCGTCAACAGCCTCGCACCACTCTTTCGCCGACACTCCACCATCGATCCAGGGGCGGGCGATCTTACGACCAAGCGCGCGCAGCCGAGCGATCTCGACCGCTCCTGCCGTCAGCAAGGCGTTGGCCTCGGACGGATCGTGGTTGGCGTCAACCTTCTGCATCATGGTGACGATATCGGTCAGGTCTTGGCTCATGCCTCATCTCCGGGATGCCAGTATGGTCCCATCGGTGGACGAGCCGCCCAGTATGCTGCGGCTAGAGCGCGCGCATCGTTGAGGACGCCCGCTTCGGTGCCAATAGTGATGAGCGCGAGTGCGTCTGCTGCACTGATAGCGCCGCCGCTATAGCCGAAGACGATCGCGCCAGCACGCGCGACGATCGCAGGATCAGCGCTGTATGAGCGGATGATTTCGTTGGTGGTCATAGCGCGTCTCCTCGTTCGTGGTTCAGTAGGGCAGTACGGCGATAACGGCGATGACAAGAAGAATGACAGGGGCGAGGAAGATCAAGCCAAGTCCGTAGTCTTCGAAAAAGTTCTTCATGTTCTGCTCCGGCTACGCTGCGCCAATAGCTCCGGCGCTTGATGCGCGGCGTAGGCGCCCAGAGCGGCGGCTGTCTTCGGGGTGAAGTGCGTCAACGCGGTTTCAAGACTGCACTCCATCGCAGCGCCATATTCCAGAGCACGCAGAAACGTGCGCTCCATCATATCTTCTGTCTCTTGCGGCGCGTCGGTCATGAGAGTGTTCCTTGTATTGCGGAAGACCGCAGCTCGGCTTCGGTTCTGTCGGCTGCATAAAAATTGGTGAAAACTCCTGGTGCATACTCAAGCTCCCAGAGCGCCGACTTAGCAATGGTGACTGAAGCTATCTTCTTAAGCCGCATCGTGAAGTTTGAAGTCATGATCAACTCCGGGGTTGACGGTTACTTCGACTTCGCTGCGTCGTAGAGTGCCTTCGCGCGCTGCACATACTCAGGCTTCAAGCCTGCCGCCAATGTCTCAAACGCCATCTTGTTAGCCACGGCGCGCTCGACCATGTGTTTTAACATATCGCGAACTCTATCTGTTTTCATGGCAGTCGGCCTCTGTTTTCTCTGCTTGACTGACCATATAGCGCTAGCGTATAACCACGTCAAGCGCAAAAGGTTGCACACCAATTGAAAGCCGCGACGACAGACAGGAGTTTCCAGGCTACGGAGGCAGAGCCGCACCTGATCGGCTACGCACGAGTCAGTACTCGTGACCAAGACCCACGGATGCAGATCGACGCGCTGGAGAAGTTCGGCGTCCACCCCGACGACATCTACTACGAGACTGCTTCAGGTGCGTCCAAGCGCCGGCCGCAGTTCGACGCGATGATGAAGGATGCCCGCGAGGGCGACGTGATCGTGTTCTGGAAGCTCGATCGGCTCGGCCGCAGCGTCCCCCAGGTGCTCGACACGATCGCCAAGCTGGATGCCAAGGGTGCGAAGATCAAATGCTTGACCCAGCCGATCGACACGACAACGCCTCTCGGCAGGCTGATCCTTGTCATCTTGGCGGCGGTTGCCGAAATGGAGCGGGAACTTGGCCTGGAGCGCACGCGGGCTGGGCTGGAGCGTGCGCGCGGCGAGGGCCGGATTGGCGGGATGGTGGCCAAGCACAAGCCCGAGACCGTGCTGGAGTTCGCCAAGCTAGGCACCCGGCCAGGGGCGAGGGCGGCCGGTATGTCGGTCCCTGGGTTCATCAAGGCCCTGGCTCGTGCCCGCAAGTGGTTCGCAGAGAAGGAGATCGCACGCCGTGCAAAGCGAAAACGCAAAGCCTGAAATCACCGAGCCTCCCATGACCGAGGCAAAGTTGCGCTTCCTGTGCAAGCAGCTACGCGAGTGGGGCGGTCTACCGGAAGACGAGGTGCGTCGTATCTACGAGGCGGAAATGAAGAGGCTTGTAACCAATGGCCAGTGATCCCAATACCACCGAGGAATGCGCCCCGCCAGACGGGACGGACGACTTCACGATGCACTACCTGTCGCTAGAGGTGGGCGACGGATCACGGCGGCAAGAGTTCGAGGCGCTGTGGACCGGCGGCTTGTGGCAGACCAAGGGCATGCAACAGCTATCGCCGCGCAAAGCAGCTTACGCAACATGGCAGTATGTAAGGCAGAACCCCGATGTCTGAAACGACCGACCTGGATCGCATGGCTTTCGAGGAGCGGCTGTCGTTCAGCTTCGACAGGGACGGATTTCTGACTGTGGCCATCGCCAACGTGCAACACGTCCTGATGCCAGAGGAGGCCGCGCAGCTTCGTAACTGGCTATTGTCAGGAGAGGAGTTCACTCAGGATGAGTGATTCCCCAACGTCGTTCCCTCTGCTGATCAGCCTTCATGCCGAGGAGGATATCTTTCTGCACGCAGACGGCTCGTGGACAGGTGACGCCGAGGCTTTGCGTAAAGCGCTGCGGGAGTCGAAGGGCGGCGAAGGTCTGGCAAATGTTGTCCTTTGGCTGGTGTTGCGTGAGATGGAGCGGGACAGCAGGAAGGAGGTTGTAAGCAATGGCCCCTCAAACGACCGACATCCTTGAGCGGATCGCGGACCTGCATAAGCAGGCCACCACGGAGCATTCTCACTACTATGTCGCCAGCACGCTGGAAGCCAGCGCGCACGAGATCGTCCGGTTGCGCGCCAAGATCACGAACTTGCGGAATGCCATCCGTAACTTGATCGGCGTAGATGTGCGTGGCCAAGAAAGATGGCCGCCTGACTTCTCCAAAACGGAGCACGACGGAACATGAAAGACAGCAACCCAGTTTCCAATACGACCGCTGGCACAACGCTGAGCCGCTGATACAATTCGGGCCGACGCAGCCCTCGGAAGCCGCGCCGGCCCTGGAACACGCCGCAAGGAGAGTTGCGACATGAGTGACACAATTACCCTGGATTTCCTCGGGCGTCAGCTAGCGAAGCTGCTGGACGAGGTGGCAGAGTTCCGCGATCAGCTCACGGTGCTCACGGCGATCTGCATGCGCGTTGAAGCATCGGTGACCAGCCTGACGATCGAAGTGCGCGCGATGCATTCCCAGCATTCCCGCCTGGAGCGCCGCATTGAGAAGCTGGAGGGCGGGGCGTGATGAGCGACCTGACCGAGAACGAACTCAAGCTGGCGCTGATGAAGGCCGATCTGCTGCTGAAAACCCGCCAGAGCAGATGGGAAGTGCCGCGCGCTCTGGCGATGATCCTGCTGGCCGCCGCCGCGATTTCAGCAGCCGGTGGCCTGTCCACCTGGCTGTGGCCCGCCAAGCCTCAGACGATCGTCGTGCAGTTCCAGCAGCCGCTTGCCGTTAAGGTGCAGTGATGCTGCATTTCCTGATTGGCACTGCCGTCTGCATCTGGATCGCGGAGCGCGTCGCGCACTATTGCAGCGAATGGCGGCATCGGAAGCTGGTCGCCAGGATGCTGAGCACAACATCATCGCCAGCGACCGAGCGGGGCCTTCTCCTGCCCGGCGTGGCGGTCCTGGCCGCGTTGGCGGTGGTTCTTCTCTTCGCCCATTGATCTATGGTCATCTCTCTAACAGAGGCAAAGTCCGAAGGACTGGCTTGGTACTTCACCGGGGCTCCGTGCAAACGGGGCCACATCGTACGGCGACGCGTCTCCAACCGAAGGTGCGAAGAATGCGAAAAGATAGGCGTTTCTGCGTGGAAAGCGGCTAACCCAGAGAAGTTTAAGGCATCGGCAGACAAATACCGCGATCGATACCCCGAGAGAGTCAAAGAGCAGGGCCGACGGCGCGAAGCAAAGCGACGGCAGAAGTACCCCGAGCAGATCCGTTTAGCAAACAAAGTAGCTTTCGATAAAAACCGCGCCGAGTACTATGCGACCCAACGCCTCTATGCAAAGAGCAACCCAGATATAATTCGGGCGGCCAATGCCGCGTATAGAGCACGGAAACGCACAGCAGTTGGAACATTAACCGCTGCGGAGTTCTCCGCAATCCTAGAGCGGCAGAAGCACCGCTGCCATTGGTGCGGTGACTCGATCAAGACTGGCTCGCAGATAGACCATGTGATTCCACTGGTGAGGGGTGGAGAGCATTCGGCCGCCAACGTGGTCGGCTCATGCGGGCCGTGCAATCGGCGGAAGCGATCTAAAGACCCAATAGCATGGGCAAACGAGTT